GGCCAGTGCCATTATACTCAAAGCCCTCCACCTCGATCGGCAGCGCCTGGTATGGCTTGCCCTTCCAGATGATGTTCCCTGATGGGGTCTTTTGATTCGCACCAGGGTGGAAGTAAACGATCTCAGTCGTGCCGTGCAGCGAAGCGTCAAGGTGCAGCTCAAACAGCTCGATGATCGCGTAAGGGTTGGAGCTGAGCAGCTCCTGAAATATCTCGCTCATGGTTCGTAAACTTCCATGAACTCAGCAGTGACCGTGTTGTTGTTACAGCTCAGCATGTCCATGCTCCACTGAGAGCACACATACTTGCCAGCCCCACCTCTTGGTGGCGTCCAGTCAAAAGCCTCAACGCCGGCGCGCGCCTCAAGGAACCCAAGAATATTGTCCCGCTCAGTATCGGTGCGGTTCGCGAAGGTCAGCCGCCAAGTCTTGGGGTCCGTGTTCAGGCCATACCGCAGGCGTTGCTCATAACCATCGCCAAACTGAACCCGTCTGACGCGCGGCTGGCTTTGCTCCGTCGCCGTGAAGCTCGGCGTATAGGTGAAGGTTGCCATTATGCGAGCAATCCCCCTGGTCGCTTCTGCTTAATCAATTCTGCCTGCACCGCGCTAGCAACGGCGCGGCCCAGCGCAGCGCCCTGCCCTTGATCGCCTTGAACGCTGCTGCCGGTGGCATCCACATTGACCACCACGTTGGTGGTGCCGCTGCCGCCAGCAACGCCGAGCCGGCCGTCGCTGCCACGCTTCAGCGGCATGATCGCCTCGGGGCCAGCCTCGCCCATCAGCCCGAAGCGGCCAGCGCCGCCGCTTGCAAACGGGAACACGGTTGGGCGAGTGACCATGCCGCCGTCAAACACGCCGCCATTGGCGAACAGACCACCGGGCCTGAGCTTGACGGTTGATAGCGCATTAGCGCCACTTAAGAACCCACCACCTGGCAGCAGGCTTTGGATCGCTTGCAAGATCGGCGCAATGATCAACATGCGCGTCACCATGCGAGTCAGATCCTCAACCACCGACAATGCAAACTGCTTGAAGTTGAAGGAGCCCGTTGTCGTCAGACTAACGATCGCGTCCTCAAGGCCTTTGAACACATTGCCTGATAGGTTGCTGATGTTCTCGCGTAGCGTGCCGATGCTTTCTAGATAGTTGGCGATTCCATCACGGGCGCCTGATAACGCATCGGTTTGCTGGGATGCGGCATCGCCAAACTCTGACATCTTGATCGCAGCATCGAGAGCGCTTTGGCCGATCTCGTTTAGGCCGTCAATGTATTCGCGCTGTGCCAACGTGTTTTGACGATCAGAGAAAGCATTGATTGCCTCTCTGAATGGTTGAATGTCCAAGTCGCCACCAGCAGCGCGCACGTCTCTAGCGAGTTCAACGACCGCCATCGTCATCCGATCGACCTCTCTGCTAGCCTCGGCCGTCGCTTGCTGCCGGCGCAGCATCAGCTTCTCCATCGGGTCAGCGCCCACACCAGCGATCTGGTTGTCAAGATCCTCAACGTTTTGCCGATACTGATTCAGCAGATCGTTGGTCTTTTGCGTTAGGTCACGTCGCCTTTCAAGCAGCCGTTGCTGCTCATTCGCCGCACGCTTGGCTTCTGCTGCAGCGCGCTTTGCGTCTGCCGCTGCGCGCCTGTCTGCGTCAGTAGTGTCCAGATCCATGGCGCGGCCACCCGTGCGGCGGCCGGTGCCGGGCGATGGCGCATCGGTGAAAAGCTTTTGAATCTGCGCGAAGTCCTGCTTCGCCTGTTCAATCATGCTGCCGACCCTAGTGCGATAGATCTCGGCCGCACCGGCGAAGTCGCCCTGCACCGCTTTGCTGATGACCTGGAACGCCGCGACTGCATTCTTGATGAACACGTCGAACAGTTTCACCGTCGCAAAGATAAAAGCCGCAACTGATTGGATGCCAACCTTGATTACGCTAAATAGTGCATTCCAATCGTTTTTTGTGTCAAACAGATCCCCAAACACTTCAAGGATCGACTGCAGCGCCGGAAGCAGCGCGTCGGTCAACTCAAGCCCGAAGCCCTGCGTCTTGATGCCCAGCTCGGTGATCGTGTCGTTGAACAGATCCGATCTCGCAGCAAAGTCTTCGCCCACCTTGAAGGTGAACTTTTCCATCGCAGCTGAGCCTTCATTGAGCAATGGGATTAGCTCGGCGCCAGACTTGCCGAAAATTGCTACGGCCGCGGCGGCTTTCTGCGCCCCATTAGGCATGTCAGCAAAGCGATCGGCAATCTGCTTTAGCGCTTTGTCAGATGACACAACCTGCCCATCGGCACCCTTGACCGAAACACCTAGGGCTTGAAACTTGCGGGACAGATCCTCGTTACCCTCGGCTGCTTTGACCAGATTCACGTTGAGCTTGTTCAGGCCCTTGCCCAGCGTGCCCATGTCAACGTCGGCCAATTTGGCGGCGTTGCCGATAGCAATCAACGCGTTGGCGGCGACGCCTGTCTTTGCCTGCAAATTGAACAGCTCGTCGCCAGCATCAATCGCGGTCTTGACCACTGCCGTCAAGCCAGCGACAACAGCGCTGCCAGCAATGGCTGCGCCGAACCCGGCGACAGCACCCTTAAGGTTGTTGAAGCCCAGCGCAGCATTCTTGGCCTGCCCTTGCAAGCCCTGCATCGAGTTGCCAAGGCGGCGGATGTTGTTCTCGCCCTGAACGTCCGCCTTGATGCGGAGCATGGCGTCAAGGTTCATCGCCATGCTATGCGCTCCGCTCGTTCAGGGCTGCCATGGCTGCGGCCTCCATCACCTGCAGGTCCTCAAGCATGGAGCGCTGATCCTCCACTTCATACAGTCTAAACACCCACGCCACGGCGCCATAATCCAACCCGATCACCCCGCCCATGCTGGTTCGCCATTGCGTCTGCAGGCGGCACCACATCAGCACCGAAGGCCAGTTTTCTTCAAACACTTCAAGGTCGCCTTCAGGTTGCTGCTCAGGCAACGCTACGCCAAGCACAGCTGCATCATCCTGTGACTCATCCTTGATTCCGCCGCTGGCCCAGTGCTCAGCGGCCTCGATTAGTTTTTTCGCTTGGCTCCTTTGATGCTGTCCATGTACGCCTTGAGGATCGCCACCGACAGCAAAGGCACCTCAAGCACCTGTTCGAGTGCGCCTTGACTGAATGGGATCTCCTTGCCGCTGTCATCGCTGACGCCAGACCAGCCGACCAGCACCTCGGCCGCCAGCTCGGTGATGCGATCCAGTTCGCTCAGGTCTTCAAGCCGTTGCAGTTCGGCCACCATTGGCCCGACCTTGCTTTGAGGCAAGCGCTTGAACTCGCCGTCGAAGGTTTGCCGCTCATGCCGGCCGCCATCAACGGGAACGTCAAAGGCGACCGGCCAACTGTAGGTGTCGGACTGCTTGAGAACGAAGGCCACGCGATCAGGTGTAAGCGAGACTCATCTCATCATTGCCTGAACTGGTCGGAACCGCAATGAATGGCATGTTCAGCATTTGCACGCCGTCCTGATCTGAATAGGTCAGATTACCTAGGTCGGACTGTGCCGTCGTCATGGTGACGATGTTGCCAGCCGTGCCGCCGTGCTGGAAGGTGATGCTGCCGGTGCTGCTGCCGGTGGCGATCGTGAAGAAATCCTTAGCCGTGATGGTGGGGGCTTCAATCACGATGGTCCCGCTGGGTGCGCGGTTGGTGATCATGATCTCCTTGGCGCAGCCGACCAGCTCGCGATAGATCACGTCATTGGCGATGCTGAAGTTATAGGACTGCAGGCAGCCGCTGTAGGAGAACGCGGAGAAGTTGATTGTGTTGCCCTGCTTGAAGATCAGCGGGGTGGCCTGGTTGGCGTAGGTCGGGGTGGGCAGCGTCTCGTCAGTAGGCGCGTTGTAGATGCCGGTCATGGTGAAGCTGATCACCGGGATCTGACCGACTTCGCCGTTCAGCTCAAAGGTGCCACGGCAACCGGTGAGCTTGTGGCGGATGCCATCTTGGTGGTAGTGGATGGTGCAGCTTTCAAAGCCGCTGCTCTCGGGCGCGTAGGTCACGCTGGTGCTAGCGCTGATAGTTTCGCTCAGGCCGCAGCTGCGCAGGATCGGGCCATAGGCGGGGGCGGTGCCCGCAGTGCCGGAGCCGGCCAACTCAACCTCGAATGTCACCTCGACGCGGGTCTGCGCCAGCAGCTGATCGGCCTGGCCCATGTAGGGGCGGATCAGGTCACGGTTGACGGTCTCGGCAACGAGCGGCTGAATCTCAAGGTTGCGCACCAGCACGGCGTTGCTGCTGCCGCTTGGCGTTGGATCTGTGCCGTAGGTTGTTTCAATCTTCGCCAGAATCAGGCGACGGCGTGTCAGAACTGATGCCATTAGGGGCTACCTCAGGTGTTGGATGGGGAGCCGGCTGAGTCCGCTCGACGAGCTGCCGCTTGCCGGTTTTGGGATTGACCAGATAGCTGCCGCCCTGGCCTTTGTGTTCGTCCATCATCGTAGCTACCTATGTTGTGGCCAGATTAGCCACACTGGTGCGATAGCGCACCAGGTAATCGCAAGCGATCACGCCGGCCGGCTGATCCGCCTCGACCATCTCAAAGTTGACGCCCTGCGGTTGTATGTCGATCGCGTAGCCGCCAAGGGTCAGATCTGCCATCAGCTTGCTGTGCAGGCTCTCGATCGTGGCATCAGCCAACTGGTCGGGAATGTTGCCGCGCACGATCACCGCGATCCGCACCGTCAGCGACCAGTCAAGCCTCGGCAAGCTGGTCAACTGTTCTGCGCTGTCGCTGATCGGCTCGATCACCAGCGCCGGGCTTTCGCCCCTGGTGAGCGGTTCCACGCGGCTGCGGTAGATCCGTGTGCTCACGCCCGTGGTGCCCGCCAGCGTGGACGTGATTGCTGCCAGGATCGTCTCGCGGCGGGTCGTCATGCTGATGCCACCTGAATCACGGTGCAGATAATCCCGGGGATACCGGGGTGCGCGAACGGACTGGTTTCGGCGGCTTCGGCGTGGATGTATGCGGCAACGTTGGCAGTTGCCCAGATCAGTTCGATGTAATCCGCTGTTGCCAGCTTGAGCACGAAGTTGACCGTTCCGATCACATTGCCGTCGATTCCGCCATGCCTGGAGATGATGCTAAATCTGCTGTCACTGTCGGCCACATCACCGCTGGCGCCGCTGCCGTTCTTGCGCAGCCAAACGTTGACATCATGGATGCTGTTGTCAGTATTGCTGAACTGGATCGAGAACGTAAAGCTGTAGATGCCAGGGTGGTCAACCGTGATGCGGCTATTTGAGATGACCTTGATGCCGCGGTTGTCTAGGTCGTTCTTGCGCAGCAGGATCGGTGTTGGCGTGTTCGCTGTCGCCGTCTGCGAAGTTGTATCCCAGAACGATCCCCAATAGCCAGGATTGCCGAAGTAAGGCAAGCCAGACCATGGTGTCCGGCCATCTCCGATTTTCAGATTCTCGGTCTCGCTTTCAACGCCAGGCTCGCCGGCCAGCAGCACCGGGTTCTGGGATGCCCATGCGCTGCGCGTGTTGATCTTAAAAGGACCGCTCATGTCTTTTGAAGTCCGAGTTGAACAATCTTCCCGTCATCCATCAGCATCACCTCCCGCACCGTATAGGCCACAGCATCGACCGTGATCGAGCTGCCGCGGGTCAGTGTGCCAAAGTCAGAAGCCTTGGCAGTCAGTGTGTAGTCAGTGCTGAGCACCA